GTCAACTAATGCGCCGCCATTCATTGTAACGAGCGAAGCCGATTTTAAGGAGCGGTTTTTTGAGTATAACGCAATTAACAAAACATACGGGAACCCGGCAGACCGTGACGAAATTTAGGAAAACATCTGAAATACGCCTTAACCCGGCAAACCCGCGAATCATCCGGGATGAAAAGTACCGCGTATTGGTGCGGTCGGTTGCACAGTTTCCGAAGATGTTGGATAAGCGCGGCATTGTAGTTGATGGCACAAAAATGATCCTGGGGGGTAATCAGCGTTGGCGGGCAATCCTGGATATTTTGAAAATGCCAGAATCCGAACTAACAGCCCTACTAAACGGAGATACCGAAACCTTTGCCCGTTGGGAGATATTGCGCGAAAAACAGGCTGTGCCGGAAAACTGGATCGTTGACGGTTCGGATATGACAGACGACGAAATCCGGCGCTTTATCATTGCTGATAATGTAGAGATGGGCGAGCATGATTGGGATATGCTGGCAAACCAATGGGATGCGGATGAGTTGGCCGATTGGGGGGTGGATGTGCCGGGGTTCGATACGCCGGATTACAGCGAAAAAAACAAAGAGATCGACACGGATGCAATGACCGACGTAATGGTGTTGAGTTTCAAATTTCAGCCGGAACAATACTTTGAAGTAAAGGCCGCTTTGGAAGAAATCGCCGAAACGCCGGAAGCGGCACTTTTAACCCTGCTCGAAAATGCAAGAACACAAGTTCCCGTATAAGTGGAATTTGTCGGATGGATACCCGGCAAAAGGAATTGAGCCAAACGCCTGCAAAGTGTTTGGCACTTTCATTTGTGGCGGAGGGTCAACGATGGGTTACAAATTGGCCGGGTATGACCATTTGGGCGGCGTTGAAATTGATCCGAAAGTTGCCGACGTTTACCGGGAAAACCACAAGCCAAAACATTTGTACGTCGAAGATATACGGCTGTTTAATCAAAGGCAGGATTTGCCGCCGGAACTTTACGACCTGGATTTATTGGATGGCTCACCGCCCTGCTCCACGTTTAGCATGGCCGGAAGCCGGGAGGGTGCATGGGGCAAAAAAAAGGTATTCCGCGAAGGTCAGGCAAAACAGACCCTCGACGATCTGGTGTTTGTTTACGTTGACACTATTGCGAAGTTGAAACCGAAAGTTTGCCTTTTGGAAAATGTAAAAGGTATAATTCAGGGGAACGCCAAATATTACTCAAAGCAGATTGTTGCAAGGATGCAAGCCGCCGGATACCGGGTGCAAGTATTTTTGTTGAACGCTGCCAGTATGGGAGTTCCACAAAAGCGGGAGCGGGTGTTTTTTATCGGGCTAAGGAATGATATTAAACTGCCGGAATTGGTTTTGAGGTTTGATGAGAAGGCGGTGAAGTTTGGGGAGATTGAAACATCGTTGCCGATTAGAATTATCAATAATGGGGAAGAGTGCAAACTAAATGAATTGTTTAAAAAAAGATTGCACAGGGAGGATTTTGCAGAAATATTAATGAGGACGCAAGGAAGGGTTGGGAATTTTACGACGTACTTAATTAGGTCTGATTCTGTTTTTAGGACAGTTGTAAGCAATACACACTATTACCACGAAAACGGATGCAGGATTATAAATGACGATGAGTTTTGCCAAATCGGCACATACCCCCTTGACTACAATTTCAAAAGCATTGAACCAAAGTACCTAATTGGTATGTCCGTTCCGCCGGCAATGATGGCGCAAATTGGGCACCAAATTTGGCTACAATGGTTGATCAAAATAAAATACTGAAAACTACGAGCAAACTACGAGATGCCAGGAGGTAATAAGAACATAACAGGCGCAGACGGCAACACGTTTTCCAGCACCAACCAACCCCCCAACAGGGGCCGTAAAGCCCGTGTATTCTCCCAACTTGCAAAGGAATGGAAAGAGCGCGGAATTGAACAGGCAACGCCCGAAGCAGTGAAAGAGGCGTTTCAGTATGTGCTTGCATTGCACCTACTCGACGTAAAGGATATTTCCGGCAAAGTCGAAGATGAGACAAACGACATGCCGATGGTTGTCCGGTTGGCGGCAAAGGAGTTATTGGGCAAAAAGTCGCTGGAAATACTGCGTGAGATGTTAGACCGGGCGCATGGGAAGTCTAAGCAATCAACAGACTTATCAATAAAGGGAGAATTAACTGTTTCCCGCTATACCCTTCCAGACGGCACCGTCATTGACTTATGAGCGTAGTCATACACGAAAAAATAGACCTGTCACGCAATAAGCGACAGGGGGAGTATTTTAACGCTGTAATGTCTGCATGTGCCGGTTTGAACGAACACAGGTTCTTTGGTTACGGCGGGGCCGTTCGCGGTGGCAAAACGTCGGTAACCCTTTTCCTTCTCATACTTCTTTCCCACAAATACCCTAATTCCCGTTGGCATACCATCCGGGACACATTGCCGTCGCTAAAGAAAACCACAATCCCATCCATCGAAAAGTTTTTACCTGAAAACGGTTGGACTGCGCACCGTGACGGCGGGGATTATTATTATGAGTACGTGAACGGTAGCCGCATTTATATGATGCCTGAAAGTATCACCCGTGACCCGGAATTAAAGGCGTTCTTAGGGCTGGAAACAAACGGCATCTTTCTTGAACAGGCAGAGGAACTAAGCCCGTTGATGTGGGAGAAGGCAAAGGAGCGTACCGGGTCATGGTACATTGACCCAATGCCGCCGGGCCTCATATTCCTTACCGTCAACCCTACCTACACATGGTCACGGCGCATATTTTACGAACCGTGGAGAAACGGCACATTGCCGGGCAATATGTTTTTTATGAGCGCCCTACCGTCTGACAATCCTTTTGTTACGGCGGATCAGTGGGCCGCTTGGTCAGACATGGAGCCTGAAATGTACGACAGGTTTATTAAGGGGGATTGGGACTTTGATAACCAGAAAAATCTAATCTACAATTACGGTTCCGTTCAGGATATTTTCAGCAATTCTTTCATACCGCGCACCGGGGTTAAGTACATAACGGCTGACCCGGCGTATGGCGGGGCAGACGATTTTGTAATTGGTGTTTGGGATGATTGGGTTTTGTTTGATGTGTCGGAGTACAAAAAAACGGCTTCGACTGATGTGACTTCGATAATCAGGAAAACGGCCCACATGCACGGCGTACCAGCACGTCGAATATGCTTTGATGCGACAGGATCGGGTGAACACCTGAAAGGCGATTTGTCAGGCGCTATTCCATTTGTGGGCGCATCTGCCGCCGTTGACACGGAACCGAATAAGACGCCGGAACAAAAGGCCGCTAACCGCAAACCACAGTACGCAAACCTTCGGGCGCAATGCTTTTTCCGAAGCGGTAGGCGTGTTGAGGATTGTGGCATGTTTTTCGACACAAAAAGCCTACATTTGCAAGAGAAAGTTACGGAGGAAATGTTGGCGATACGAAAAGCGGATACCAAAGAGGGTGCGCCGATGCTAATTATTCCGAAGGAGGATATTATAGCGAACATTAAGCGGTCGCCTGGGTATGCGGATATTATTTCGATGCGTGAATATTTCGACTTATTACCATACAAACAACGCCGCGCCCGTCAAATGCGGGCCGGGTAAAACAGATAAGATGCAACGAATAGGACTATTTTTCGACCTAATTAGGACGGGCTTGTTTCTTTTGATTATGTCTGTGTTTGCCCTATTCTTTCCTTCCTTTGTGGCAAATATGTTTTGCCAATCAATGAAGAAACTTTCACAAGATCAGGAAATAAAAGACCTGATTTCAAAAATAGAAGATTAATGGCACCAACAAAAGAAGAAGCCCTCGAACACATTGCACAGGTATACGACTATGCAATAGGATTAAGTGGCGGGCCGAATCATCCATTAGCGCGTGAATTAGCCGTGTGGATGCAACGGCATTGGGCAACGGCAGGCGTCAACGCCGCAAACGAAAAGCGCCGCGCTAAAAACATTGCATCTAAACAGCCGACACCCGCGCCGGTAACGGAAAGTAGCCTAAAGAGATTTGTACACCCTAAATCCCCCGAAGCCAAAGCGGGGGAGAAGTTAGCCCCAAAGCCCAACGCCGTGGAGGTGTTGCTACCCCTGGAAGAAGTGCAAGAATCCCAAGCGCCCCGGCAACGGCGCGAAAAGCCAAAAGGGCTAAGTCATGTTGCGGGGGATGACACCCCAATTTCAGATAGCGACCTCGAAACTATCACGGTTATGAAGCCACGCGCGATCTTGGAAATGTTCGGCGAAGGCCGGATCACGGCGGCGCTTATTGGCCTGGGGGTAACAGAGGACGAGATGCCCGACAGCGGCGCACAAAAGGCGGCAATGTTGAAACAAAAGCGCAAATGAGGAAAGTAATTGACATTGAATATGTGGTTGGCGAAGACCAAACCGCATTAATTGTTTTGGAAAAGACGGGCGTTTTCTACACTGCCCAATGTGGCGGCCTTAGATGTACACACCCCGAAGCAGAGGGTTTTGTTATAAACGTTGGGCGCTTCGCATCGTCATTTGATACGTGCAAGTACGGCTGTTCATATTTGGATATGCCCGAATGCGCAGAGGACAGAAAGACACTTGCTACCGATTTTGATAATTACGCGAAAGAGGAAACAAAGAGTTGGCGATGGAAAATTGCATTTGATTGGTCGCGCATCGACGAAACGCAGGAGGGATGGATACCTGTTTTGTTAAACGGGAAGGTAGAAGATATGTTTGAGTTTGAAAATTCCCCTGGATTTATTCACAACGGAAACTGCGATTAATGACCGACGTACGCGACAAAATCAAGCTAAAGAAACCGGACGGTACAATCATCGCAGAACTGCCGATGTACCGTTCGTTGTATGAAGTTCCACTAAACCGCTACATTGATTTTATCAAAGCAGAGGAGCCACTACACGACAAAGAGAAATTAGAGGCCGGAGAGGTCAACGTGGCGCGGGTGCTGGCAAAGTGTGTAGGGGAATTTTTCGGCGTTCCGCTGAATAGCGTCTTAGATGCCCACTACGGAAACCAGGACGACATTCCATCTGGCGGGCTGCAATCGCTATATGTGTGGATAGCCAACTTGGTAGGGACATTTCAGGCCCGCATACGGACGCCGCAGGATTGTTATTTCGACTACAAAGGGGAGCGGTACACTGTGCCGATTATCGGCGTCCAAACGCTTTCAGCCCTACCGTTATTGCCGGCGATGGATACCGGGCAAATGATTGAAGCCTACGAAATCCGGCGCATTGCAAAGCGCATGGTTGAGACGACGCAAGACCCGGACGGGTCAGGGCTATACACGTACTACCTTAACCTGTTATCCGTGCTGGCATTGAAAGACGGCGAACGGTTGCCATACGGGGAAAGCGATGTTGAAAACTTCATAAACCAACGGACCGAATACTTCGCCGATATTCACGGCGGGAACGGCGTTGACGCTGGTACCGCTTTGGACATAGATTTTTTTTTAGCAAGTTTGATGAGGCCTTGCGAGGTGACGGGCGCTGCCGTTGGTACTTTGAGCAACCACGCTTTAGGCCTCGTTCAAAGGATAGCAAGGCGCGCCAGGCCGAACAAGAAGCGTTCAACGCGGCAATTGCCCACAGCGAACAAGTCTTTGAGCAAATCGGGCACCGGCAAATCTACCTCAAACTCCTTGAGAGGGGTTGGTATGTCGAAGCGGGTAAAAGTGCCGTCGAAAGCATGAAGCGTTCTAATTTTGTTGATGTTGTGCGGTTTATCAGCATGGAAAATGCAAATTTATGACAATCGAAATACTCAACTTCACCGATGCGCTACGCCTTACGGATACGGGGAAGCGGATAATTAAGGCAAAGCAGTATGAGAAGATAATGATTCAAATTAAGGTAAACAATGAACGTCCTACTCACTGACATATACACCGCCTTCCGTGATTCTGTACGGTTCTACCCCCGGCAGGAATTAAAGTGCAATCAATTGCAAACATGGCGGGTTCTGCAAAAGTCGATGGCCGTCGAGATTTCGACGCCTAACCTGGGCGCTACGATTTGCGACAAGGATAAACCGTTCTTTTGGTCGCGTCTTTGGCATGAAAAGGCGTACAACCCGAATAGCATTGTTTGGGAGTTCCCACTATTGTACGCCTTTGAGAATGAAAGTACAATGATTAACCCCATTGGCGGAAACGGTGTTATTGTTTCAAGTGTGCAGGTAGGCGTTTTGGATGTATGGGTAGATGACAAGGACGGCAGAAAGTGTGTAGGGCGTGGAGCAAGGACGGTGAACGAGATTTACTTTGATACCGAAACGATGCTGCTTTCAGCGCTTCGATACCTGAATAATACACGCGGTTACCAGGTGGACGGCGGTGCGGCGGTATGGGCAAACACTGACTTCATTGCACAGGGTATTGCCGCGCAAAGATTCGATGCTGTCCCGGTTGCCCCGTCAATTTTGACCGCATCGCAAAAACACAATGCCGAGGCGCCTACTTTCCGGGTAGAGCGAGCAGAAAACATATACGGAACGGCGGTTAATCTTCGCTTTGCCGTCAATGCTTGCCCCGAAACCGAATGGAATTTCACCGAAACCGACTTTGGCGTTTTGGCGCAGGAGGCGGGATGCAAAACGTGTTAGGCATGACATACAAAGGCGAATTAATTAAGTGGGCAAGAAAGCAATTAGCAAGCAAGAAAATGCCAATAACCCGCAAAAGGGTGCTGGTAAAACGGCTTGCTTTTACTGTAATGGTTAAGCATAAAAACGATGGTATTGCTGTAAAATGCGCGTCGCCGACAAACTAACCACCGCCATACGTGCGGCAATGGCCGACCTGCAAAAGCGGCTAATTGCTGAATTACAGGCAGAGGGGCACCGGCTTACCGGGGCACTGGAAAAGTCTATTCAGTATGAGGTGAAAGTTGAAGGCGATACGATCACGGCGGTAATGACGGCATTGGATTACGGTTTGGTCATGGAGTTTGGCGTACCAGCCAACCGGATACCATACGGCAAGGGCGGCGGCGGAACATCAAAATATATCCAGGGGCTTGTCCGGTTTTTCACCCTTCGGGGTTTGGGCAGCCGGGAAGCATTGAGCGCCGCTTTTGCCACGGCAAAGAAGCACAAGCGGGAAGGTATGCCGTCACGGGGCAGTTACGCCTTTTCATCGAACGGACGCCGGACGGGGTTTGTGAAAAACACGCTGGAACAGTATTTGCCCCTGTTGACTGAAACAATCGGCACCGAATCGGGCCGGGTAGTTGATCTTATAATTGGCGATGACATTAGGTTGGAGCCTTACAAAATAGCAGTATGATTTGTCAATGCAAAAATTGTCAACGGCAGGTTGATATACCTGACGATAAAATACCAAAATGCGGATGGCCGCTTAATTGGCATTGTAGTGAATGTGGAGCGGTAAACCGAATTAGTTGGCATCGCAAAGCCGTACAAAATAGCAGTATGACAAAATTAGAGTGGAGCGAAGAACAACAGGTTTTCCATTACAACAGCGCCGGTAGCCGGGCGATGGAAAATTCAAACGGATTCCAGACAATTATGGAATGCGCGGATGAAGGTGAATCCTCGTTATTTGCCTATTTTTTGCAAGTGCAATACTTGGAACGTGGCATCAAATTAACGACCAAAGAAGCAGTGTTTACGCTGTTCAATTTAGACCAACTTTTGAAAAAGATAAAACCGGCTGGAGCAACCCGGTAAATGGCACAAAAGGTAATATTTGAATTGGTAGTGCAAGATGTGGGCCTAACCGCTCGCATCGAACAGACGCGGCAATCAATCCGTGATCTTAATAAAGAGATACGCCAAAATCCTGGGCCGGAACGGTTCGCGCAAATAGCGGCGGAACTGTCGAAAAACAGGCGCGAACTAACCGAATTAAACAAGCAACAAAAGGAACTTAACCGCGAAATGAACGCGCTAAAGGTTCCAAAAGACAGTTTGGCCGGGCTTCGCCTGGAATACTCCAAACTATCGCAGGCCGTTGCACAACTTTCGGCAGAGGAGCGCAAAAGCCAATTTGGGCAAAGCCTAATTAAGAACGCCCGCAACGTAAAGGCCGAAATTGACGGCGTTGAGCAGTCAATCGGGCGCTTTACGGGCAACGTCGGGAACTATCGCAGCGCATTAAACGGTATCGGCCAGGCGTTCGCCGCATTGGGAATAGGCGCAAGCATTGGTGAGATAATCGGCATTAATACACGTATTTCAGACAGTATAGCCGACGTTGCCAAAACAGCCGGTATAACGACGGCAGAGGCGCAAAAACTTGCCGATACCCTCGAATTTCGGGATACCCGGACAAGCCTTGTCGATCAATTACAGATAGCGCAAATAGGTGGGCAATTGGGCATTGCCAACAATCAACTTGAAACGTTCACCGAATCGGTAGACGTTCTGAATGTCTCCCTGGGGGATCAATTCGGCGGGGTTGAAGAAATTACCCGCGTTATTGCCGGGCTTCGCAATGTGTTAACCGATTTCAGAACGGATGACGTTTCGGGTGATGTCTTGAAACTTGGTAATGCGCTCAACTTCTTGGAAGCGCAAGGGGCCGCAACCGCTCCGACCATTGCGGAGTTTGTTAACCGTTTGGCAGGATCGGCAGTGCCTTTGGGTGTTTCTACCGAAAAAATATTCGGCCTTTCAACCGCATTGGCAGAACTTTCGATTAACCCGGAACGGGGCGCAACGGCAATCAGTAGCCTGTTGATTGAAATTGCCAGAGCACCGGATGTGTTCGCAAAGTCGCTTGGTTTTTCCAAAAAGGAAACCGAAGATTTCGCAAATCTGGTAAGTACGGATTTGGTCGGAGCGTTGACGCTTGTTTCCCAAACCATTGCCGAAGGTGGCGACGGCACCAAGAATTTCGCGCAAACCCTTGACGATTTAGGAATAGGCAGGCAGGGCGCAATTGAAGCCCTGGGTAAATTGGGCGGCAACGTCGAATTGGTTAACACCCGCATACGCGAAAGCGGCGAAGCCTTACAGGCAACGGATAGCGTGTACGCCGAATTTGACAAAAAAAACAACAACGCGGCGGCGGCGGTCGCCAAACTTCAAAACTCCATTGTCAACCTTATTGCCAGCGAGGGGGCGCAGGATGCTATCGAGGGGGTGGCGAAGGCGGTGACAAACTTAGTGTCGGTCTTTGGCGATGCGCTGAAAGTAATTTCTGAAAACACAACAGAATTTGCGGCGCTTGGTATTGCGCTCGCATCATTATCCGGGCCGGGGCAAAAGGTGGCAGCGGTTATCGGGCAATTGATACCCCTGCTTAATTCGTCTGCCGCCGCAAGTGCGACAGCAACGGTAGTAACAGAGGCGCAAACAGTGGCGACAGTTGAGGCGACGGCGGCAACAAGGTTTTGGGCAGCAGCGCAGGCGGCACTACCACTACTTTATCTTGTCGCTGGCATCTATGCTATCGTTAAGGCCATTGAAATATACAATACCAACCTTTCCGCCGCTGACAAGGCAACGCGGGCGGTAGCGGATGCACAGGAAGAAATAGCGCAATCGAGCGCCAAAGAGGTTGCCGCGCTGAATGCGTCAATCGGCGTACTGAAAGACAGCACAGCAAGCCAGGATGAACGAGCGGCGGCAATTAAGCGCCTGAATGAACAGTACCCTGAATACTTGCAGGGTATTGACCTGGAAAAGCAATCAACAGCGCAACTAACGGTCATTCAGCGGGAGTTAACCAATGAGATTGTACGCGGGGCAGCCGCACGGGCTAAGGCGACGGCACAGGCAGAGGTGGCCGGGCGCATAGTGGCGAAAGAACTGGAATTGGCAGAACTTCGCCGCAAACAGGATGAGGGAGGCTTTTCATTTCAGGATCGGGCGTTTTTGATCCGAAAAGAGGAAGAACAACTTAAATCCTTACGGTCTGAATTGGATGAGGTCGGAAAACAATTCGATCAGGTATTTGCACTTGACCGTCCGGCGCAAACGTCGGTACTTAATTTGGTTGACCCTAAAAGCCTGAAAGAGCAGACCGACATTACAAAACTCACTATTGCCGAACTTGAAAAATTAGGCACTGATGCCGCAAAGGCGGAAATAGCACGGCGGCGCAAAACGTCGGGTGATCTAAGTAAAGAAGAACAGGCCGCCGCCGAAAAGCGGAAACGCGAAAAGGAAAAGGCGGCAGAAGATGAGGCAAAGGCGGTTGAAGCGCAGCAAAAGCGGATTCAAGAAATTAACAAGTCGATCCGCGATTTGCAACTTGGAGACGAAAACACGTTCGACGGCAAACTGGAAGCCCTCGAAAATCGGCGTGTTGATGCGCTACAAAGGAATGCCGGCCGCTTGGAAGTGTTACGGGATCAGGTAAGCCAACAAACAGGCAAGCCCGCGCCGGGGGAAACCGGGGCCGCATTGGTCGGGCAAATCCCGAACGCCTTACCGGCAGATATAACCGAAGCCCAATTAATCGACGTTGAGACGGCGGCAATCGGCGGGGCGTTTGACGATCAACGTAACGAACTATTCCGGCAGCGTGACCGGACACAGAAAGAGCAGGAAGAACAATTGCGCTCCATGTTGGACGATGTTAACCGCATCGCAGCGGATAACGAGGCCGCTATTGCCGAAAGTGTTGGCCGTGACATTGAGCAGTCTTTTACCGTTCGCCGTGATTCGATTGAAAGGGAATTTAAGGAGCGCAACGAATCGCTTTTAAAGTCGCTTTCCACCGGGGAAATAAGCCAACGCCAATTTGATGAGCAGGAAATAAGTAACAGCATTGAGCAAAGTAACCGTATAATTGCACTTGAGCAGG